CGCTGCCCGACATGCTTTCGCTCGAATACAACAAGTTTGCCGATGCGCTGAGCACGGCTATGAACAACGTAACTGGAGGTTAATTAAAATGGCAAAGTTAAGTTTCAACGTCGCAGACGCTGGCGATCTCACACAGAACACCCGCGAGATTCTCCCGGCTGGGGATTACACGATGCAGATCGTGCAGTCGGATCTTCGCGACACGAAGGCGGGCGACGGTCAGTACATCTGGCTGGAGCTGGAGGTGATGGGTCCGAAGTACGCGGGCAGTCGTTTCTGGGAGCGTCTCAATCTTTTCAACAAGAGCGAGGCGACTGTCAAGATTGCTAAGAAGACTTTGGGCAACATCTGCAACGCGGTTGGCGTGTCTGTTTTTGAGGACACCGAGCAGTTGCATTTCAAGCCTATGAAGGTCAATATTACCCACAAGGAAAACAAGATGGGTGGTCTTGACGCACGAGCTGCGTACTACCCATTGAACGGGGCGACCCCCGCAGCCACTGCTCCTCAGGCTGCTCCTGTTGCCACTGCCTCGGCCGCTGCGCCGAAGCCGTGGGAACGTCACAAGAAGTAACACAAAGAGGCGCGGCATCCGGATAGCAACTCCCCCCGTTGCTAAATTGCCACCCACCTGCCGGATGTCGCGCCTCCCCTTGGAGGAGAAATGGTCAAGATTCCAGACACTGAAGATCTCACGTTGCGCGCTGTAGACGCTGCGATGGAATCTTTGCAAGAAAATAGTCCACGCGGATACCTTGGTGCATCTGCTGTGGGAGACCCTTGTGAGCGGAAGTTATGGTTTAACTTTCGCTGGGTCAGGCGAGGCTTTATCGAAGCCGGTGGGCTGCGACGAATCAATGATGGACATCGGGGCGAACAGGTAGTTGCAGACATGCTTCGCCTTGTGCCTGGCGTTAATCTTTCCACGGAAAAGGAACCCGGTGTTCAGCATTCTTTTGAGGCAATCGGCGGGCACTTTCGCGGCAACTGCGACGGGCTTATCGATGGTCTCCTGCAAGACCCGGACGAACTTTACGTCTGGGAGTGCAAGGTCATCAACGAGAACAAGTTTAAGAAGTTGCAGAAGTTGCGCTTCACGGATGAATCCACCGCGCTGAAGAACTGGGACTACGTGTACTACGCGCAGGCTCAGATCTACATGCATTTCTTTGGGACGAAGAAGCACTACCTTACCGCAGCCTCACCCGGCGTTCGCGATCTGATGAGTGTGTGTACGTTGTACGTACAAGAAGAGGCGGAGATGTTTGTCGAGAAGGCGAAGCGCGTCATCTTCGCTCCGAAGCCTCCGGGCAAACTGTCGAACGACCCGGCATGGCACGAGTGCAAGTACTGCACCTTTAGTCAGATGTGCCACGGCGACGATATGCCGAGACAGAAATCGTGCAGGACCTGCTTGCACAGTACACCGCTTCCGACTGGCGGGTGGAAATGTGAGTGGCATAACAAGAGCTTGGATCTTGAAGTGCAGAAACGAGGCTGCGAACACCACTTGTTTGTTCCCGATCTGATACCGGGAGAGCAGATAAACTCTGGCCCTAACTGGGTTGAGTATCTGATGAGGGACGGATCGGTATGGACAGACACCGCAGCATAGATCCAGATGAAGTATCGGACGACGACGTTGAGTCAACGATGCTACTCACCGGAGAAGATTTGCTCATCATTTTGAAAGCACTAGATTTGTATGCATATAGCCTGATCATGTCGTTCTCTGATAGAGAGCTTGAACATGTGAAACATGTCGCAAAAGAAATTATTAAATCATTACCGAAACAGGAACTTGACTCGTGATTAAACTGCGCTACTACCAAGATGAATCCATCGAAGCCACCATGCGCTACATGCAGGAGAATGATGGCAACCCCGTCATCGTCCTGCCGACTGGCACAGGGAAGAGTCTGGTGATTGCGGAGTTCTGCCGGCTGGTTCTCGGCCAGTGGGCAGATACGAAGATTCTGGTAGTGACGCACGTTCGCGAGTTGATCAGGCAGAACTACGATGAACTGAAGAGTCTCTGGCCCGAAGCCCCGGCCGGCATCAACTCCGCCGGGTTGAACAAGCGCGAGTACGAACCTTCGATTGTGTTTTGTGGGATTCAGTCGGTGCATTCAAAGGCATCGAAGTTCGTCAAGGTCGATATCGTTTTGATTGACGAAGCGCATCTAATTCCGCGCAAAGCCAACACGATGTATCAGAAGTTTCTGAACAACCTGAAGGTGATGAACCCGGACATGCGGGTGATTGGGTTAACTGCTACACCATATCGGCTGGACTCGGGGCTCCTGTACGACGGCAAGGATGCGCTGTTTGATTCGGTCTCGTACGAGGCTCCGCTTTCCGACATGGTGCGCGAGGGGTTTCTGACCAAGTTGGTATCTAAGCAACCCAAGACGCAGCTGGGGGTGAGCGGGGTTGGAATGCGAGGCGGCGAGTATATCCAAGGGGAACTCGAGAAAGCCGTTGACAAGGACGACATCAACGCTGCCGTGGTGGAGGAGATTCTGGAGTACGGGAAGGACCGGCGCTCGTGGCTGATCTTCTGCTCTGGCGTGAGTCACGCCACCCACATTGCTTCGCTGCTGGGAAAGCACAGCATCGACTGTGCAACCATTTTTGGGGACACCCCAAGGGTAGAGCGGGACGAGATCATCCGCGACTTTAAGGCCGGCAGGCTGCGGGCTATTGCATCCATGGGAGTTCTGACGACCGGGTTCAACGCCCCGAATGTGGACCTCCTTGCGGTGCTGAGACCTACCTGCTCAACCGGCTTGTACATACAGATCATGGGACGGGGGATGCGTAACTCGCCCGGCAAGACGGACTGCCTGGTGCTGGACTTTGCGGGCAACGTCGCCCGACACGGGCCGGTGGATAAGGTCAATCCCAAGAAGCCCCGGCGTAGCGAAGAGGGCGGCGAGGCTCCGACCAAGACATGCCCAGAATGCCATAGCATCGTTTTTGCGGGCTCCATGGAATGTCCCGACTGTGGATATGTCTGGCCCCCTAGAGAGCCTGAGATCGCCTCTACGGCGACGACGCTGCCGATTATGAGCGTGGACGCTCCGGCCGAGTGGAAGAAGGTCAATGCGGTCTTCTATCGCCGGCACAATAAGCCGGGCAAGCCGGACTCAATGCGCGTGGAATATCGATCCGGAATGGAAGTGTTTCGGGAGTGGGTCTGCTTCGACCACAAGGGTTACCCTCGAGACAAGGCAGTGAAGTGGTGGCGCAAGCGCATGAAGGGTCCCGGCATCCTGCCGACCTCGACCGCAGACGCCCTTGGTAATGCAGATGCATTACTCAAACCCACCGAGATCAAGGTTCAGAAGAATGGCAAGTACACAGAGATTACGGAGTTTCGGTTTATGCCCGATGTGTCATCGGGAGGCGAGAGGGTTCATGTACTCCCCGCCACCGGGGGAAACCCGACGAACAGCCAGGTTTTGTTCACTAAAGTGCGTGGATGATTACATGATCGACAAGTCGCCAAACGAACAAGCCGCTATCAACGACGCAGCCGCTGCCGGTGGGTACTTCATTGAGGCTATCGGGGTGTACAACTTCCTTGATTTTACGCCTACTCAATACGATGAGTTAATTGAAGCCATCATCACAGCGTATGTGGATTCGCTTCAGGCGCAGAAGGCTGAGTCAGAGGGAGTTCGGTTTCCCTAACGAAGCCTTCTCCCTTGCACCGCTCTTCGTTGAACTTGACTTCGATAAACCCGGAGTACTTACCGTTCGAGCACCAGCCCTCGTCCTCGTAGGTCTTGATGAAGTGCCTGCACTGTTGGCAGCGAGTCATACCTCTTCCCCTCTAAACCATGCCTTGCCGTGCTCGACCACGCACAGCTCGGGCTGAAGCATCTTGCCGCCCTTGAAGGTAATGACCGCAAAGCCCGACGCCCAGTTGACCGGGCCGGCTTCGGCATAGTTGAACTGAGGCCCGTAAGGCTCAGCAAGGGTACCGGTGTCTACACCATACCGCCGGCCGCGATAGTCCGCCCAGGGCGTTACCTGAAGCTTGTGAAGGTGCCCGTGCACGTAAGAGACGCCAGCCTTTAGGGTGCTGTTATAGGAGGCGTGTATCCCACCGGATACAGGTCGATGCCGGATCGCAAGCCAACCATCTTGCTCCCTGTTCAAATGCAAGCACCAGCCCGCTCTCCACCGAGGCAGATAGTCAAGCAGGGTAGTTCCGGTCATTTCTTCAAACTCGCCAATCCGGCCAGACAGGTAGTTCTCAAAGCGAGCATCGTGATTGCCAATCGTCCTGATGAGCTTCGCATTACCCGCAGCACGCTCAATCTCTGCGCACCGATCCTGTACAGCGTGGATCTCTTCCTTTAGCTCAGGCTGCTTTTCCCACATGATCCGGGCATGCCGGCTGATGCGGGCACCGTCCAAGATGTCGCCATTCAGCACGATCATTTTTGGACTAAGTTTCTTGGCTAATCTACAGAACGCTTCATGCGCTGGGCTCACGATGCCGGGCCAGTAGTGCGCATCTGAAGCAATCATTACTACGCCTTCGTCCAGCGTATCGAGCATCTCTGATTCGTACCGCCGGGCTCGGTCCTCAGCAATCTTGGATACCCTGTGCCCCTTCAGGGTTTTATCACTTTGAGAGTTGTTCTTGTTAACTGTGGGCAGCGCAATCCCGTACTTGGCTTCAAGATTGCGGCGCCGAGACATCATCGACCTTTGAGATAAGCCTAGTTCTTTTGCTATTTCATTAGGCTTTTTAAGTCTGATCCAAGTTGATATGAACTCTTCGTCAGATATTCTCTTTGGCACGATCCACCTTTATTCCAAGTTCTTTACGGCGCTTGTCGGTGGCCTTGTCATCTCGGGTGGCTCTCCACTCCAAGTGCCCATCGACCATCCGGAACTCTTCCTTGTGAACCAAAGCGCAGTCGCAACACTCCGTGTGCGTATACCCACGGACGCGATACCACTTGCCGTCCTCGATCTGGACAGGCGTGTACTTGTCCTTCTTTTTCATGGGCTTGACTCTACCTGTTTGCGTAACGCCTTAGCAAGAGTTCCTCGGCGGGAGTGTACTTTGAAGCACTTTCCTCTTCCCGCATAATTTTTAGCAACTCACCGGCATCGGTATCACGCATGACCTGACGAGCTTTCTGCTCGCTGCCGTACCGTTTAATTAAGGCTCGTAAGATCCGGCTGTTGTACTGCGTGTAGTCAGTTTTATCCTCAACAACCCCACCCTTGGCCATCCGGTTTGACGCCAAAAGATCAAACAACTTCTTGCGCTTTTCTACCGGAGTAGCGTTAAAGGTCTGTGCATTTAGCAAGAAGTCTTTGTTAAGACCGTACTGATCTAAGTAACGCCCAACTTTGGCGATCTGGTCAGGACCTAAATTTTCGTAACTGTAGTCTTGCGCAGCGCCATCATCTTCCGGAGCCTCCTTAGAGGGGGTCGTAGGAGTACCGCCTTCGGTGGGCATTCCAGATTCATCTTCAAAGCCGCCGGTAATGATGTCGGCACTTACTTCTTTCTGACGCTCCTCG